ACCACAACCACAACCACAACCGCTTGACCTCCACCAACCGACCGGCAACAATGCTCGCCATGGCCCCCAAGATTGACCCCGACCGATACGTCACGATCGGCACCGCCGCTAAGTTGGCCGGCGTGTCCCGGTTGTGGATGCGTAAGTTGGTCCAGGGCGGACACGTCGCCGGCGTGAAGATCGACACCCAATGGTTCGCCCTCCGGTCGGCCGTTGAATCGTTCGCGGAGACAACCCCCGAACGCGGCCGGCCTCGAGGCGGGAAGCACGCCAACTAGACAACCCCGGAAAAACTTTCCCTCACCACTTGCACTGTAGTTGCCGATAGGATAGTATCACAACCAACGCGGGCGATTGACCCGCACAACCAAGGAGAACCGAAACCATGGCTCAACTTCACACGACCTACGAACTGATCGCCCAGCACACCAGCGGCCGCCGCCTGCTGGTCGTCTACGCAAACCGCAAGACGATCCGCCACATGCTCAACCTCGTTCGCGAGCGCTACGCCACGATCGCCACGGCGACTGACACGCACCTTGACCGCGTCGAAGACATCAAGGGGGGGGCCTACCCGTCGTGCAGATACGGCGAATGGACGATCCGCTACAGCGGCCGCACGCGGCTGCAGGCAAAGGCCGAGGGTGAGCTGCTGACCGTAGCCCAGGTTGCCAGCGATCCCGACGCGATCGTGCTTGAGGCCAATCCGTCCACGCTCGCAGTCTGACCGACAACCCCGGCCGGCACGGTGCCGGCCGGGGACAACACGCGGCCCCGCCGCACAACCAGGAGCCCACAATGACCCCGACCGCCCGATACCACGCCCTCACCGCCGGGCACGCCTTCCGCGGTTGCGACCCGCTCACCGGGCCGATCGTCTACGCGATCGCCGTTGGCCGCGAGATGCCCGAGGAGTTCGCCATTCTCGACACCTACTACGACATCGGAGCCCCGGAGGTAGAGGGCCGTTGCGAGCGGATCCGCCGCGAGGTCCGCCGCATCATCGCGGCGGCCGGCATCCCGATGCGGACAACCTTCACCATGCTCGACGGAGGTGCCGCATGACCACCGAAATATCCACCCTCGCCGACGCCGGCTGCCGCTTCGTCCGCCTGGCCCGCCGAGAGAAACGCCCGGTCGGCACCGCCTGGCAAACCAGGAGCACGGACAACCCGGCCGACGTGGCCCGGTGGATCGCCGCCGGCTCTAACGTCGGGCTCCTGCTCGGCCCGGCCTCCGGCGTGGTGGACGTGGAGTTTGACGAGTGGCCCGGCATCGACGAGCTTGCAGCGTACGGCCTCACCGACCTCCCGACGCCGACCTGGCGATCGAGCCGCGGGGAGCACCGGCTTTACCGTTGGGAGCCCTGGATGCCCGAGACGGCCGTGGTGCGGGTCGGCCTGCTCGAGGTCCGTATCGGCGGCCGTGCCGCTCAGTCGGTACTCCCGCCGTCGGTACACCCCGACGGACAACCCTACGAGTGGATCGTGTCGCCGCAGGAGTGCCCGATCGCGGCGTTCCCGGCCCAGCTCCTGGCCGCGGAGATATTCGGATGATCCGCGACGCCGTCCGGGCCTTGCTCGCCGTGGTCGTGATGGCGGTCGCCGCCGCCCTAATGGTCGAGACCCGCTATCAGCTCGCGGCGATCGACGTGGCCCACCGGGCGGCAGTTGACGTATATCAACCGATAGCCGCACAACCAGCCCCGCCACAACCCGTGGCCGGAGAGCCCGGCCCGCTACGTCGGCTCGGCCGGGCCACGCTCGACATGGCGGACGCCGCCCTCGGCGTGGTCCGCTGAGTCGGCGATTGACCGGGCCATCGCGAGCAGGATGGACCGCCACGGCCGGCTCGGCCACCAGAGGTCGAGCACGATCACGCCGATGGCCGTGGTCGTGCCGCCCAGTAGCAAATCCCACAGAGGCCCCGACCCGTGCCTCGCCTCCCACTGCTCGCGGACCTGGCTCCGCATCAGCGTGAGGGCGTGAGTGACGGCCGCGTGATGCCGCCCGCCCGACCGCTCGGCGTCCTCGAGGTGCCGGTGGGGCCAATGCCGGATAACCAACCGGGACAGGGCATCGACCCGCCACGGGTGCGCATAGGTCACGCGACTGCCCAGCCGGTAGCGAACGTGCGCTTGGAGCTGGACGATCGCGTCGGTCATGCCGTCACCGTGGTGGGCACGTGCCGCTGGAGCACGTCCCTGAGGCCGCCACGCCCTTCGCACGCTCGGCCACGCACCGGGCACACTGGCACGGGCACTTCGCCTGGATCGTGCCGTCTGGCTTCCAGACGCCACGCACGCACGTCGCACCGCACTTGCAGTCTGCCGGCCCCGGAGGGGCCGGTGGCACCGGCTTGCCGGCCATGTCCTCGATGATCGAGGCCCGGGCGGCCGCCACAGCAGCCGCAGCCCTGGCCGGCTCGGTCGCGATCCGCTCGTGGTCGGCCGACAGCCAGACCAGTAGCGAAATAACCCACCGCCACACGATGCTCACTGTTGCACCTCGTCAAGTCGTCGCCAGATCGCCATGCACGCAACAGCCCCAACCACCGACATCACCAGACCAGCCGGTCGGTAGTCGTCGCCCGACACGAGCGAGCCGGCAAGGCCGCCGGCCACGCTGCCGATCACACCGATGGCGATGGTCTGCCAACGCGGCTGCGGCTTGGCCGGGGGCCACAACCACTCGGCGATCGAGCCGGCGATCCACCCGAAGACGATCCAGACGACGAGTTGAAACATCACCAGCCCTCCGCGTGGCAGATCATGGTGCGATCGTCACAGTGAGCGGCCGCGTACTGTTGCTCAACCGGCTGCGGCGGCGGCTCCGCGAACACGGTCACCCACAACCCGAGCTTCGCCAGACGCGAGACGAGTTTCAGGAACGGACGCTGCGGCCGCGGATTAAAAGGGTTCACCGGGTCGAACCCCGGGACGGAAGCCGCCATATAGCCGACGGCGAGGCACGCGAGACAGGACAGCACGATGGCACGCTTCGACATGGCAGACTCACAGAGCGAGGTAGTGGTCAACACGCGGCACCTTCGCCGCGTCGGTAGGGGGCGGTGCCGGCTGCAGCCAGCCGGCGTGGTCGAGGTCGCGGTACTTGAACCCGTTCACGCTGCCGATCACGAAACTGTCGCCTTGTGCCAGGATGGCCTCGGCGTCGGCTCGCGTGATCCAGAACGAGCCGTCCGGTTGGTCGGATGGGTGCTTGCCGCCCCCTACGTAGTCCGCCCAAGAGTTAATCAGCAGCACGCCGTCGCGGGGATTCTTCATTGGCGTTGCCGAACCGGGGCCATTGTTCTTGGCGTACTTCACCGAAATGGCGACCATGCAGTGATTCCAGGTCGATGCCCGCCGACAGAACCCGTCGGCGTCGCGGTCGCCGCTGGCGAACCCGATGTTGGAGCACACCGGCACGCACATGCCCGACTCCAAAGCCGCCACGAGCGAGTCCCAATCCTCGCAGAGTGCTACAGCCCTGGCGGTGTGCTGGTTGGCCTCTCGCGCGAGCCTCAGCGGCACGCCGTACGCCCCCCAGTTTCGCGAGCGGTCGATCGAGTAGGCCGAGAGGTCCACGTCGCCGTATGGCCGACGGTAGAGGATGCCGCCAACGCTGGTGTCCTTGCACCGCCCCGACACCCAACGGGCCGCGGCACCGCCGTAGGAGCCGTCCGACCACCCGGCATTAGTCACCGGGGGCATCCGTCCGGCCGTCCGCGATCCGCCGTACACAGGTTCCGTGGCGACGAGCAGCGGGCACTCGGCAAGCCCGCCCGTCACGTGGTCCACGCACTGCCCAACATAGGAACCCATGGCCCAGCCGAACGATACGCACGACCCGTGCGGTCCCTGGTTCCACGGCCCAAACGGCTTGCCGTACCGCTGCCGGTGGCAGCGGTCCGCGAACCGGTAGAGATAGGCGTCGTGCCCCTTCGCACCGGCGATGACCTCGGCCCCGGCTTGGCGGAACAGCGGTTGATCCAGCTCGCGGAGAAACTCCTGCGTCCCTTCCGGGTCGGGCAAATAACCGTAGTTGGTCTCGACGACCGCCGCGAGCCGCGAGACGTAGCGCGACACCAGCGTCCCAATGACCGCGGCGAACACCACGAACGCGATGGCGGACCACGACCAACTCGAATCACTTCGCCGCATCGGTGGCCGCCCTCCCCACGTCGCGATAGGCCGCCACCCACGCCGATCGTTGCTCCGGCGTCAGCGGGCCGCCGTCGGTGCCCACGGCCCCCTCGAGGTATTTCGCGATCGCGTCCCGGGCCGCAGGCTGCCGGTCGCCGATCGAAATACCCCGGCAACGAGCCTCGCGGGTGCGCCGCCGCAGCTCGTCCACCGCGATGCCGGTGGACAGGTAGCCCTCGGGCCGGCCGGAGAAAAACTGAATCTCGTCCGCGATCTCCAGGCACATGGCCCCCACGAGGGCCGCGTCCTCGGAGGCCGTCGGGCCGGCGAACAGCCCGGCGAGCGAGAGCGGGCCGGCGTCGGGGGCCGGCGTCGGCCCGGGGGACGGGCCGGGGGCCGGGGCCAGCCCGTACGCCAAGGCGGCCGCGAGCAGGGCGAGCCCGGCGTAGTGCCGCGGCGTCAGGGCCGGGGCCGCGGCCCGGACCTTTTCAACAACCGGGGCCAGGTGAGGCCACGCGAAAACGACGGCCGCTGCAGCGATCAGACCAAGAAGAATCATGCACGCCTCACGAGCGGAAGGATTTGCTCAATGGCCCCGGACGCAAGGGCGAGAACCAGCAGCCGCACCGGGCCGCGGGCGAGGCCCCAGATCGGCCACGCCGCAAGCGGCACACACTGGCCGGCAATCGAGTCGAACAGCACGCCCACGCCTTCAAGCACGAGGGCCTTCTTCTCGTCGCCGGTCATGGCCGCCACGTCGTCGAGCACCCCGACGGCCACCCGGAGGAAGGCCGTGAGCAGCTCGCCGAACTCTGCCCACGTGAGACCGTCGGCGGCGGCCGACTTCGCGGCCTGGAGGTAGGCGTCGATCCGAAGCAACGCCCCACCGCTCGAGGCGTCGGCCACGGCGATAGGGGCGTCGGCGATCATCACGAATAGCTCCCGAGGCCCACTGCCGTGAGATCCACGCCGTACGTGCCGGTGACGGTGGCAGAGAACGACAGGGTGCCGCCGGTGATCCCGGATTCGTAATCTGCCAGATGAAACTGGCCGCCAACGCCAACCCGGACGCCGCTGATGCCTGGGTGCGTGAGCGTCACGAAGCCGCCGGTTGGCCCTGTCGTGACCGACACGAGAAGCTCGCGGACGGTGGAGATCACCGCGGTCTGAGTTGCGCCGAGGGCCGATCCGGTTACGCCGGTAAGTGACAGAGAAAACCCGGCCTGCGTTCCGGTAACGCTCTTGCTTGCCGCGACGTTGGCCTGGCCTACGCCGGTGCCGTTGGTGATTGAGCGGCTCGTCCGTGACTCGCTCGATCCCGAGAACGAGACGACCGACTGCGGATCAGACAGCGACCACGCAAGCCGCGTGTTGCCGGAGACTGCGAGTGTGGTTGGCATCAGAACACCTTGCCCTCGTTGTGAAGCCGCTTGGCCTCGGCGACGTTGACGCCGAGACGAAGGGCGAGCATCTGAAAAAACGTAAGCGGTTTGTGGACCCCGGGCCTCCGGCTCGTGATCGAGCCGATCCCCTCCCGCCGCGACGGCGTGTAGTGAACGTGATCGCCGGCCTCGCTCGAGGTGGCGAGTGGCTCACGGCCGCGGGCTGTCTGGCGGAATAGGGAGTCGGCCATGGAGTCTCTCTATCACCATTGTACGGGTGTTCACGTCTCAACTTCGGCCAGGCAGGCCGCGTACCCGGCGAGGTCCACGGGCGTGTCGGCGTTTTTCTTTTCGCCCTGGTGGCGGGCGAGCTTGTCCAAGATCATCACCTGCGCCCAATCGGCCTCTGTCAGCGGCTCGCGGAGCTTGCCGGCGAACAACGCGTTGACAAGTCCGACCGTGCGGCGGAAGTGCTCGCCTGGCGGGCCGTACGTTCCGCGACGCTCACGCACCACGTCGAGGGCCGTCGCCAGGAGCTGCTCGGCCTTGGTGCCGGTGGCTGGCACCGCGGCCTGGTCCCCGTTGGAGCCGTAGACCCGCCGGTCCTGCGGCCCTGCCCTGCGGTACTTTTCCCAAGCCTGCTCGATCACAGCCGCCTGCCCAACCGATTCAGCCACGCGCGTCTTGTTTGCTTCCAGCATCCGCTCCCTTTCTCTAACGAGTCTCATGCAGTGAGCCGCCAAGTTTCCCGCCGTCCCTGTCCACTGTCCCTGGTAGCGACGCGCGTCACGCACGACCGTCGCGATGTAGTCGTCGGGCAAAATCTCTGCCGGTTCGGCCATAGGATTCGTAACGCTCACGCGGGCACCTCGAGCCGGGGGCCGGCGACGTGCATGGCCGCGAGTCCGCCGGCCTCGTCGTACACGAACAACTCCATCGCCCTGCGTTGCCCCAGCCATCCGTTGACGGCGTGGTAGTCGTCTGCCGGCCCGAGGGACGGCGCGACCCGCACGAGCACGCCGTCGAGCGTCTCGATCGGCCGCGACCACTCCGCGGCCTGGTGGTGTAGATGCCCGGTGTGGACCTCGCGGTACGGGCATCGTGCCCACGCCGCCGCGGCCTCGATCGCCATGAGTTGCGGGAGCTTTCGCTTAGCCCGGTGACCGTGAACGAACCCGAGAAGGTTGCGGCCGTGCTCCAGGTACTTGCGAGGCGTGTAGTTGCCGTCCACGCCAACCCGTGTCGCCCCGGCATATCGCTCCAGAAGAATCCTGTGGAGAGCCCACGTCAGCGTCTCGTCGTGGTTCCCGTTGACGATCACCACATCGGTCGGTGCGATGACCGCCGCCGTGTCGATCACGCCGAGAATGGCGTCGGTCCCGACGGCGATCATTTTCTGGAGCCGCCCATCCCGCTCGAGCGGCGTGCCGCTGGTGGTCGTGCCGGCCGGCGAATCGTAGTGGTACAGATCGCCAAGGCCGGCGACCGTCAGCCTGGCCGGGGCGTACTCGCTCGCCTTGGCGAGCAACTCATCGGCCGCGTCGCTCACGAGACGGGCCGCGATGTCTAGGTCATAGTCAGCCTCGCCGGTCGTCCGCTCCCAGCAGTATTTCCCGAAATGGGTGTCCGCCACGACCAGCACGGCCCACGGGCCACGCTTGACATGTTTGGTCAAGGGCTTGGGATCGCGAACGCGGAGGCCGTCGGAAGCCGCCGCGATCATCGCCTCGACGGCCTCGCGGACCCCGGGTCCGGGCCGCGGCTTGAGCCGCACGAACACGCGAAACAACTCGGTGACCTCCGGCCGTCCGGTTTCCCGGCTGACCGACATTCCCTCCCATTTGGTCGCCTCGCTCGCCGCGATTTCGTACCGCTCCAGGTCGGCCTCGATATGCCGAATGAGGTCGTCCACGGTGCGGATCGTCCGAGACACGCTGCGAGCCTCGAGCGTGTCGCCATCCGACCGCTGCGTCACTTGCTCGGCGTCGGCTGCGGGGGCCGGCGGCGGGGCCGCGGCCTTCACGCGGTCGATCATCCGCGCCTTGCCAGCCATGTCCGTATTCCCTGCGGCCCGCAAACCTGGAACCCATCCAGCGCTGCCATGGAGACGATCTGGTCCGCCAGCCACACCGCTGACACTTGCAGCTCGCCGGCCTGGAACTGCCGGCGAATCTCTAGGAGCTGCTCGCGAATGTCAGGCGGCAGCCGGCCCTCGAACCCCTTCGGTGAAGGCTTGACCTTTGCGGCCTCGTCCTTAATCCGTTTTAGCAGCGTGTCCATACCACGATCCTCGCCAATAGTGAACAGGCGTCAACCCCGGGTTCCTGTTGGCAAACCGAGGTACTTGCGGCCGATTTCGTTGAGTGCCGCCTGGCGCTCTGCACATAGGCAAGGCCGGCCGATTGCCGCCGTGACCCGCTTTTTCGTGATCCCGACGGCCGACAGGCCCGCCGCTACGTAGTCGCCGAGGCCGGCAGCGGAGCACCTCGCGACCGGAGGGCGCGGGGACGCGACGTTGACGCGAGCGCCACACCGGCGGCACTCGGCCACGAACAGTTCGCCGCTTTCCGCCACCACGAAGTCGCAGTTCATGTGACCGTTACCGTCAGCGTCGGCTCCGGCAGTAGTCGCCGCCACCGCAGCGGCTCCTCGGTGCTCACAAAGTTTGGATTCTGGAGCGTGTAGTCCGCACCGTCTACGTGTCCCGTAAGGTATGGAATCAGGATTGTCGACCCGAGATCGAAAGGGTTGCCGGGGTCCGTGTAGTTGTCCGGCGTGTATTCGTTTCCCGCCACGAGGCCCGCGGAGGCGTTGGTGGTGATCGGCCACGACTCCGGCTGAGTGTTGCAATCACGGAACACCGCCGGCTCGCGGACTATGTGCCGGTGCCATGCGTGTGTCGAGGACTCGTCAACGCGGAAATACCTCGCCCACTTGGACAGGGCAAAGTTGGCCGCTCCCAACGATGCAGCGCTCACGACGTACGGGAACGGAGTGAACAAGCCATTGAACCAACGCAACGAAATGCCGACGCTCTCGGAGATCATGGGGGAACTTTGGTAGACCCACCCTAGCGATGCACTCCATCTCCAATACGGCCACGTGCAGATGTTGAGCGAGTACGAAAAACCGACGGACAAAATACAGTCCACGAGCGCTCCCGTGTGATCTGTCACCGGCTCAAATACGACGGACCCGTGGGTGCCTGCGACCGTTGTCGGCGGCGGCTGCGTGAGGTCGATAACAAGCGTCTCGTCGATCTCGGGCCACGACAGATCTCGAGGGTGCGGATGCTCCGGCA